TGAACGCAGCGCTTTGACCTGAGCTTGCGCATCAGTGGTGTCGCCAAACCGTGCGCGGATGATGTTGTATTCATCGTCCGAGTCAACCTGGCCGTGATACCGAGCGATCATGGCGCATGTGCTGCTAAAGCATTCGCGGTAGCCGGTGCCGCTGGCGTTGTCGAGCTGATACTCATACGGCACATCGAGGATACGTTCGCCCGGCTGCCCGAGCTGCGAATCCATGATCGCGATCAGTTTGGTCGCATAAGCAGGATCGGTTGCATAGCCTTCGCTGACGAGCAACTGAGCGCATTCGTTGCGGTCATCAGCGCGGTTGACGCCTTGATGCTGTTGATAGTCTTGATACCACCGCGAGACGAGGTATTCGACGCAAGCTGCAAGTGACGGGAAGTCAATAAAGCTATCGGTGATGGTGACCCATTGGCCATCCAAGAACTCGCGTGTGACCGTGGATGTGCCGGAACCTTTGAGACCGAAGTAGTTGTGCTGGCCCGAGACGTGCTTACCCCAGCCGGACTCAAGTGCCCATTGCGCTGCGACCACCTCGGGGAATTTGGCACCGGCAACTGCAGCGGCAGCCATGATGCCGTTCCAGTCGTTGTCATAACTGGCAGGCGCCTCAACTGCCGATGCCCAGGTGCTGTACCAATCCTGATCCCTATTAAAGACTGTCGGGTCTGCCTTTAATAGCCGCTGTTCTAATTCAAGGATCGCGGCATCCTGATGGCCAAGCCGCTTGTAGTAACGGAACAGATCAATCAGCCGGATCGGTGTTGTCGGGCTCATGCCAAGGTGCGCGGATGTGTAGGTCATCAAGCCGCACTGGCGGCGGTGTCATTGGCGGTTGACTGCGATGCCAGCGTTCGATTTCAGCATCGAGCCGTGGCTTCAGTGTGGCATCGAACTTGCGACGCTGGATGGCACGCTGCACCTCGTCCCAGTCAGAACGTGTGCTGAAACGCCAAAGCCAGCGGCCATCAGCAGGGATCAGCCCTTTTTTGCCTTCAGGCTGCGGAGTGCGTGGAAGACAAGCTGGATCACGCTGTTATCGCGCAGTGGCGACAGGGCGATGATCTCAGACGCAGCAGCCAGAACGATCCAAAAAGCTGGATGGGCCAGAATTTCCTCGATGTTCATGGTTGTTGCGAGGTAGAATGGGGGTTGTTGCGAGGTAGAATGGGGGCGGCAAGCGTGCGCTAACACCTTGCCATGGAAAACCTGTGCTGAGGTCTTCATGCCCACTGTAGCCTGCAAATGGTGCCGCAACGATTTTGTGGTATCTCAAAGTCGCCTAGATCACAATCGTGGTGAGTTTTGCAGTCAAAAATGCTTTTTCGAGTCAAAGGCGGGTTTGCCTAAAAAATACCCAGCCGAATACATGGCCTACCAAGATGCTAAAAGAAGGTGTAAAAATCCTTACTATGCTGCCCATTTAGAAGGATACAAAAAACGCGGAATTGAGTTTTTGTTTAATTCTTTTGAAGAATTTATTGAGCACATCGGGCCAAGACCGGCAGGTTCCTCTCTTGATCGTATTGACAATGACGGCAATTACTGTGCTGGAAACGTAAGATGGGCTACAGCAAAACAACAGGCTCAAAACAGGCGCAGCAGCGTAATATATGAATTCAATGGAATTAGCATGTGCGCCTCCGATTGGGATAAGAAGCTAGGTCTAGCAAGGGGCTCTACAACTAGGAGAATCCAAAAATACGGCTGGCCAGTTGAGAAAGCTTTGACGACACCATCTCCTGTCTTACCCCAACTCTAGCGATCCTTGCTTTCAAGCAATGTGATCCTGTTGCCGTGTTCGTTAAGGCGAGTGTAAATTTCTTTGCGGTCTGCTTTCATGTCTTGATGCAGCTCTTCCAGCTTGCCAGCAATCGATTCGACTGCTGCGGTAAGCCGGATCACGGCTTCACGCGACTCGCTGGTGCGTTTGGTAAAACCCGATACCGACATACCAGCGATGCCGATTGAGGCACCTAAGATCGCGGCGTAGATTTCGATCACGGTGCCTGCAGCGGCCTACATCTCATTTTACGGCATCTGCCTTTGATGCAAGTCACGCCGTAACCCGGAGGGCCTCGCGGATTTTACGCAGCTGGTATCAGCAGCCAGACCCAGTAACGAAGGAGACTACGACTGTTCCAGTGCAGCAACTTTGGCTTCAAGGGTTTCGATGCGCTCCATTGCTTCCTGCAGCGCTTTGACTGCCTTCATGTAGAGCACCGAATAGTTGACGCTCTTGGTGACGGTACCAAGGTCGTTGCCGTCTTCGTCAAGGTCAGGGGATTCGCTGACGAGACCAGGGGAGACCAGTTCAACTTCTTGGGCAACGAGACCGATTTGGGTGTGGGTCTGGCCCTGCTTGAAGTTGTAGTTGCGAACCTGTAAAGCTTTGATGTCGGACCACTGGGAGTTAGCGCCGACAATGTTCTCCTTAAGCTTGATGTCTGAGATAGCGCCGTAGGAGTTGTTGGTGTTTGTAACGTTGCCGTTGCTTGTTACTTGAAACTCGGTAGTGCCGCCTGCAGTAATTGACGTGGCTCCAGCTTGGAGGCGAATCGCAATAGATGCTGCAGCGGTGGTGGCAGCGGTGCGAACTCGTAGTGTTTCAGATGCTGCAAAAGCATTCGTACGACCATCATTGCCAATCCTCATCCGCTCCGTCGGAGAACTCGCCCCGTCGGCAGTAGTGCTGAACACTAGGCGGGCTGGATAATCATCTGTTCCCCATTGTGCGTCGCCTATACCTCGTATTTGAGCGCCAACTCCGCCAGATTGACCAGCAAAGTCAATACTGCCAAGCCCACTGCCGTCGCCAATACTTGCGTCTACAAGCCCCCTGCGTAAGACAAGACCTCCCTCGGCGCTTACATCTCCAGCTTGGCCTTCAGTTTGCAACAAGAAATTACCAGTGTCACTAGACGTCCCCAGCAAGAGGCGGCCGGATGCGTCAACACGCAGGCGTTCAGTACCCTTGATGTTTGCAATAAGTGCCGGGGAGGCAGTATCACTGTTGAAATCAACATCAAATGCTAAATTTCCTGCGCCAGAATCTGCATTGATTCGATGATCAGCACCTGTATCAGTATCCGTGAAAGTAAGCCTTGGAGATGAAGAGCTTATATTGAGGCTCGCGCCTGTGATCGTGCCAGTTGTGGTGACATTCTGGCTGCCAAAGTCTGGATCGATCTTCGTGCCAGCAATCGCAGCCGAGGCGTTCACATCAGCATCGACGATCACGCCTGATGCGATCGAGGTGGCGATACTTGCGCCGCTTGTCAGATCGCTGCTGACAGTGCCGGTGATGTCACCTGTGACTTCAAACGTGCGGGTGCTGCTTAGTGCCGTTGCCGTATCTGCATTGCCCGTCAGATCGGCAGTGATCGTACCAGCGCTGAAATCACCGGATGCATCTCGCGCAACAATCGCACTTGCGGTGTTGGCGCTGGTAGCTGTGGTGGCGCTGTTGCTGACTTTTCCTGCGGTGCTGATTGTGTCAAGGTAAGCATCATCAATCGCAGTGCCTTGCCAGGTGCCGCTGCTAATCGTGCCGACGCTGGTCAGGCTGGAGTTGACGACACCGCTGCCAAGCGTGGTGGCATTGAGTACACCGTTGCCATCGATATAAAACTCTTTGCCGCTTGCAAGGTCAATATGCTCGCTACTGGTCCAGGCATCCGTCGCATCAACCCAGTTGATTGTCTTATCGGTGTCGCCCTTCAGCGTGATGCCACCACCATCGGCTGTTACGTCAGTCGGCGATGTGACAACACCAAGCTCGATGTTCTTGTCTTCAACCTTGACGGTCTCGGTTTCGAGGATCGTTGATGCACCTTCAACCGTTAAATCGCCGGTGATAACGACATCACCATCAACATCAAGCTGCGTACCGTCGAAGGTCAGCCCAGCACTATCCTCAAGCTCACCGCTCATGCCAGCCAGTACCACGCGGCCACTGGTCAAATCACTGACTGCCGCACTAGCCAGTGTTGATTGACCATTGACGCCAAGCGTTGAATCCAGCGTGGTCGCGCCAGTTACATCCAGCGTTCCAGGCACATCTACGTCGCTGGTCCACTCAACGCCAGTGCCAGCAGCATCAGTCTGCAGCAGTTGACGCGCGTCACCATCTTGCAGCTTGCTGACCGGCAGCTCACTGATCGTTGCAGTGCCATCATCAGCCACATCAACATCACCGTTGATGATGCCGACGATCTCGCCGACGGTGGTGCGCTTTGTTTGACTGGCGCTACTGTCTGTCACCGGCACTAGGTCGGCGGCATCAGGCGGGGTGAGAGCGGTCAGCTCAGAGATCTTGATGTTGGCCATTGCTAGCGGTTACGGGTGAACTGATCGTAAAACCACTGCCGGTAAACCAGTGGCTTGGTATTTGCATCAAGAATAATCCGGCGCTGCTCTTCGGTTGGGTCATATTTATCGATAAGTTCAAGCAGTTCTAACTCGGCTGAGGCAGTACCGGCCTGGATGAAACCTTTACCTAGGTCAGCTAAGTTACGTGTTTTTGTCATAGTGCTGCAATAATAAATGCAAGTAGTTCTTCATATCGAACGCCGTAGCGGTCGCCTGCAGGTGAGTCGTCAGTAGCATCCCACGAATCGTAGCAGACAATGCCATAACGCATAGGGTCAAGTCCTTCGGCTTGGAAGGCTGCAATAACTTCTTGAGCAATCACACCAACGTGGATGCGAGCATCATCACCCTTAATTTGTATAGCATCTTTAAAGCGGAACTTTTTGACAAGACTTTTGAGTGCAGTAGCTACACGAAGTTCAGCGTCAGATAAAGCTTCAATGTCCTGCTTCTCTCGTTCGTCTGACGTGTTAATGGTTCCGGTGCCTGCGTAGACAACTGACCAGCGATTAGAGGAGTCCCCCAGCTTCATTAGATTGTCATCTGCAGGGCGCAGACGTGTTGCGTTCTCTACAAGGACATCAGGGGCACTTAAATAAACACGACCAGAATCAGCCTTGAGGTTTACACGAGAATCAGTCCCTGAGGCAACAACATTAAGGTAAGTGCCTACCTGATTGCCGGAAGAGATTTCAGTTGCATCGATATAAGCGGGCTGTTTGTCTGTAGTTCCATCCCCGAGTGCGTTGAACGCAATTCGTGGGGCTGAGTGAGCAAAGGTCCTACCAAGAGTAATGGTGGGAACGGCGGATTTAATTGCGATATTAATGCCCGAGTCCCAATAAGCAGCAGTCCCGTTTATTTCGTTATCAATGGTGGGGGAACCAGTATCAATGCTGGTCTTTAGATCAACAGAAATTGAACCATTGCCAGTAATCTTACAACGTGAGGAGTCGGCATCATCGTCTCGCTCAATCAGGAGCCCGGTTCTACTATCACCACCAGCGCTGTACCAATAGCCTGTATCAGCATCTTCAACGTGCAGTCCAAACCAGGCATTTCCATCAGCGAAGTAATGCTTTTGAATTTTATTTGGACCAAAGTTGGTGCAATGAATACCCCAAACGTGCTTTGGACTATCAGTTTCACTTAAAGAATATTGACGACTATATTTATCTGATTCACCATCCCAGTCTGTAAGTCCAATTTCGATTCCACTGGCGGCGGATGCGTTGGTGCCTGACGGAAGCTTGACTTGGAAGTTAGAACCCCAAATTTTATTGATTGGGTTAATTACTACGCCATCTGTACCAGTAGGAGTGGCAGTAGTATTAGTTTCTGCTAAATACCATCCGTTTTGAACATTGATTGTAAGGTTATCGGATGATACAGAGGAAATTACTGCGGAATAACGCTTGGGCTCGTGGTATGTTGAAATAATAGTGCCTTCAAGGCATCGATACTTTTGGGCAGCTGTAAGGGGCGTGGAAAGAACTACTGATGTAGCCGTATATGAAGCGACGCTTGATATGCGGATCTGTTCATTTGGATCAGCATAGACATCAGCATAAAAACCGACAGCGCCAAATTCTGGATAAATTCCAACACTTTTAGTATCTGAGAACCCATTGATCTCAGAACCACGTTGCGGGTTTGCACTAACCATCGCTGCACTAGCACAGGCAAGGTCTCTTGTGCCCATTGGACGAAGATTTGACCTTTGACCCGGCCGGACAATAGATCCCCACAATGGGTTAATGGAACTCCATGTAGGATTTGATCCGTTATACTGCTGATTGAATGTGTCAAGCGATGGAATAACCGCACCGGAATCTAACTCCCAGTAGATGTATTTACCCGAATTGTTGACTTCGCGTGTAAGTACATATTCACCCGCAGGCACATATACCCTCGCTGTAGGAGGCCGCTGCGCGTTTGTTGTCTGCGTGAAGATCTTCTCTGCTTTAGCAGCAGCCGCAGCCGCCTCAAAGGCATCGGTATCATCCGTCACGCCATCGCCAACCGCACCAAAGTCCTTAACACTAACTACATCTTGCAGCTTTGATTCAACGGTGCGCTGCTCAGCGCCAGTGCCAGCTTGCGAAAAATTCACGTCAGCGGCATCGGCGGTGTCAGTATTGGCGAATTTCTTGATATTGCCTGCGTTATCCTTGACGTAAAGCTCAGCATCCGCTGCGTTGATCGCCAGTTCACCCACGTCGATGTCGCCCGAGGCAGGGGGCGTTCCGGCTGCGGTGCTGTATTTGTGCGTGATCTTGAGCGACATGAGAATGCGGCGCTATGAAAACAGTCTAGCCTTCCCTCAACTCTACCTCTCTTACCGTCACAAAGCTAGCGGAGCCGGTGATGATGTCCGTCGCGCGAACGCTGACGGCACTGCTAGTCAGCATGATCTGCGCTTTGTAGTACAGGTCACCAGGCAGCAGTGAGCCGGTATAGCTGATGCGGTCTTGCTCATCGCCGTTGATCATCCAGAATTCGGCCTCAGCCTCGGCTTGTTCGCTTGTGTTCAGCAGCAGGCGCAACAGGTTGCTGGTGCCCACGCTAGCTAGTAGCTGTGGCGTCCAGATCATGATCTCGTCTCGTGGCGTGATGTTCGCGTTGTCATATGCGGTCACGCCAGGATCTAGGCTGGCATCGTCGTAATCCGGGCCATAATCGGCAAGACTGCCAGCAGTGCCAATGATGTCGGCATCGTTATAGGTGATGTTTTCTTCTGCACCAACAAAACAGCGAGTATTGGCATAAGAGCTTTGTGGCGTAATCGCCGTGTTGCGCGTGTCACGTGCCTCGCGCTCGATCAGAAAGTCAAACGTGCCGCCGCCTTGTATCAGGGACTTAACGCCATCAAAGAACTGATCGCCTAAGCCAGTGGTGTCGATCTCGTTGCCGCTAAGGCTTAGCTCCCAACTTTGCAAACACATCTGCAACTTCCACTCGTTCACTAGACGCAGCTCAATCAGCGCATCCGGCGCAGGCTGCTGATAGGTGGGCTGGATGACCTCTGTCCGTGGCGCAACATCAGCATTGTCGTATGCAGTGACGCCTGCATCAAGACTGGCGTCGTCATACGGCGGCGGATAATCCGACAAACTGCCAGCAGTACCAACAATGTCAGCGCTTTCGAGTGATGTGGTTTCCAGCAGATCGTCCACCACTGCAGCGCTGCTGTAATCGCCATCAGGCAGCGTGTAGGTGTAACTGCCGTCAGCGCGTGTCATAAACGCTGACTGATCAATGGCCTCGCGTGTCACGTCATTCGCGCCAGCCAACGCTGCTGCACGAGTGCGGTAAAACGACAGCCGGTTCAACTGATCAACATGCACATACAGCCGATTGCGGTATGGCGTAGTATCCGCTTCTGCTGGTTGGACAGCAATGACATCACCGCTTTCTGTGGTCAGCGCATCGTTGCTTTCAGTTGCCAGCCACCGATACGGCCGCAGCAGCTCGGCAGGGTATGCCGTGCTGTAACCAACCAGCTCGGGATGATCTTGGTAGTCGTAGACGTTGGCATAGGTCGGAATCAGCGGCGCATCCGCCAAGTCCTCGTTCGGCCAGTTGTCAATACTGGCAACCTCCACAAGGTCACCGCTACGGAAGCCTTGCGACGTCAGCAAGATGATGTTCTTGTCTTGATTCAGGTCAGTAACATCAACCGCAACAGGCGTTGGCGCCGAGCGGTTGAGGACAATCTTGCCATTGGTGCCAAGGACTGCCATTACGTTGAGGAAATAGTCAGGTCACCAGTGAACGTAAATGCGACGTTTGTGCTTGTGACATCACCGACGGTCACGGTCGAGCCAACGCTTGTAATCAGCACGCTACCGGAGATCGTTTTACCCGTGGTCAATGTCAGCGTTGCGGTGATAGCGCCTTGCGAATCCGTGTTGATCTTGGCGTAAACATCATCAAGCAGGCTGTTTTCATACAGCAGAGTTGCGCTACCGGACGCACCACGCAAGCCTGTGACATATGTTCTGCTGGAATCACCTAAATTCGTGGTTTCTAGCGTATCGCGTGAAATATCAACACTTGCATCACGAACCACCACCGTCGAGTCAAGTCCGGTGATCGAGAAATTCCCTGTAGTGCTGGTGACTGCCATGAGGGTTGCCTTTTAGCTAATTCTAAGCTCTGCCGTCAAGCTGACGCTAATATTCGACCGTCCAGGTGCAACGCTCTCAACTTGCGGTGGCGAGCCTTCAGTGAAGCACCACAACAGCCCCGCTCCAGTGGCGCTTGCATTGAGCCAACTGGTTAGCGTCGTATCCGCTCCATCAAATAGCACACTAGGCAACGTGAGGCTATCGACCGAGCCTTTCGCAGTGTTGTATGCGTTGAGAATTGCGGAAGTGTTCGTGTCGCTGATATTGTTGAACTGCAGACTAAGCGTGGCGCGACTTGGGCGGCTGCCCCATAACCTGCGAGTTATCACGCCGGATTGAGATGTCTGCGTGGTGGTCTGCCATGCCGGTGCGGTAAAACTGCGGCCCGTTGGAGCGATACTCGGAAATGCAGTTGCCATTAGCCTTGGATCGTCCAGTTACTGGCAGTGTCAAAGCCATCGGCAAGCTCAAGGATGTCTGAGCTGTTGGTTGGCATGTGAACTGCTTCTATTGTAAATGCGCCATCCTCCGTTGGTGTGATGCGCTCGATCTGATACGTGCGGACTTGAGTGCTGGGCAGCTTGACGGTGAAGACGATGCCAGTAGGTGCGCCAGTCTTGCCACTATCGCTGACGGTCAGCGTTGCATCTGCTGGTTCGGTATCAGCGTCGCCGTTCCAAGCAATCACGGTGTGGGTGCCGTCGGTGAGCGTTTTTGTGCTGACCAGTGCGCCCTCGGGTGTGACGACGCCATTGTTGAACTCGTCGTACTCGGTGGCATCCATGCCGACTTTGATGTAGTCACCTGGCGCCATGGCCATCAACACACCTTCATGCGTTGTGGTGAAGCTGATGGTGTGCGTTGGGATGCGACGCATTCTGATCACGAACTTGGCAGCATCGATCGCATGGTCGCGGCTGGTGCAATAGTCCGACATGTCGATCGTTTCGAGCGCGACGCTAGAACTGGCGGATGATTCACGCACCAGTACCTCGCGCACGGTTGGGAACATGCCAGGGTTGTCGTAATTGGTGCTGGCACGCTCTTCGCGGTAACGCACTGACACCTGAATAGGATCGCGTTCCTCGGGGTCGAAGTATTGCAGCTTGAAGCTGCCCTCGACGATGTTGCCTGCGGTGAACAGACCCTTGATCGTCACTGCGTCGAATTGCAACGCTGGCCGCAGGAAGAACTTGCCATCGGATTCGCCAAAGATCAGCAGATGCGTGGCAGCAACATCAGCGCACCACTGGCGGATGTTGACTTGATCTCCGATTACGCCGTCGTAGAAATACTTGCGGGTATAACACCAGTCGGCTGCATCTTCAAACTCGGCGAGGTCGATCATGTCATCAGTGATCAGATCGCCACGTCCATAGGTTGTGTTGGTCAATAGATCCAGCACAATGTCGGGAAACAGGTGCGTCGCTCCAGTGGTCAAGGTGTTACGCAGACGACGACAAGTCTTACCGCCAGTGACGTAGCAACTGAACTGGTTAAATTGCTGCCATTCGACCGAGGAGTTGATGTTGACGCCGATCAAGGCAAGATTGTCGTAGGTTGGCGCGGATGCGTTGGTGACGATCTCGTTCATGTAAACGATTTCGTGCTCTGGCCCGCCTTCGGCTGAGGTTGTGATCTCCTCAAAAATAAACTTCTCGGCCAGCTTGCCCCAAGTGTCGATCAATGACGTGTCGCCGTTGCTGTAATCGACATCGCTCTGGGGGTAGTTGAGCTGCCCTGATGCTGATGGCCTGCGACCAACCGTGATCGCAAATGTATCAGCGCTGTTGGTGACCGACACACCAGTAAACATCACGCCGACACTGCCGGTCTCGGTGATGTTGATAACTGTGCCAAACGAATAGCTCGCATCGAGCACGTAGAGAGTTTTGCCGCTTGAGTGATTCCGCACTTCGTAGCCGGACACGGGCTCAAACTGGAACTCCCATTGCTTGATGCTGGGCATGTTGAGCTGGATGTAATTAAATATCGGCTGCGATGTCGCGCTACGCACTCCATAGAGATTTGCAAATGCCGTGAACGCACCAGTGCTGCCTGCGACTCTGTAGCTGATTTTGAAGAAGCTGTAACGCTCAGAGCTGGTAGAAATCGTGTTGGAACGATGAACATCGGTATAAAGTGCTGTGCCTTCGTTCAACACATCATCTTTGTAGTCAAGGCAAGCACGGTTATCGCACTCGGTGAAACCCTTGGCTGAGTTGAAATTAGTGATGCCATTGATGCGGATGCCAAGCGTTGATTTCAGGCCAAACTCAACCACCTTGCATGGTCTTGTCGTGGATACGCTGCCGATCGCGCAACGCATAATGTGGCCGTCTGTTGTGGCAACATTTCGCGGTTCAGGGTTGCTGCCAGCATCAAGCTGATCCATCCACGTATCGCCATCCTTCTCAATCTGCGCCTGTGTGTTAGTGCTGACCGTGCCAGTGCGGACAGTTTTGAAGGTCGCATTAACGGTCAGAGTTGCATTGTCAACCTCAGAGCTGAATGGACCATTGGTGCGGCTTGTGCAAACAGCAAGGCCAGTGCCGATCTTGAGCTAACAAACGTAAATGAATCAGATGTTGTTGGATTGGTCCAACTAGAGTTTTTGCGATCAAATTTAAACGTGGGGTAATCAACAGTGGTGGTAACGTCAAGCTCGGAGAATGTGACCGAACCGCTGGAGATGCCACCTCCAGACAGACTTGCGCTTGTCAAAACTGTTTGCCCATCAATGGTAGTTGTGCCTGTGCTAAGAGACGGCGACGAATAGGTTGGTGCAGAGTAGCTTGGTGATGTAAGGCTGATCTCTTGCAGACTCTCGGATTCAACGAGAATCTTGTGGTACTGAACAACTGTTACGTCATCTTCTGGGTCATCAGCTGTCAAATCATTGCTAAGTGTAATCTTGAATTTGCTTGCCTTGAGTAGTTCAAGTTCAGTGTCGATAACGCCGTTGTTCGAGACGTTTTCGAGGCCGCTGCTGTCAAAGCTCAGGTTTACCGCGATCCATGCCACATTGGTATGACTAGGGCTACTTACGTCGATAACAGTTGTGCCAGGCCAGGTAACTGCAACGCTTGTGCCGACCTCGACAGCAGTAACGCTTACCGTTAGCCTTGCGAGTAAACTTGCAGTGAGTGACTGCAAGTTGCTGTCGCGATACTTCAAATTCGCACTTGTCGATGAGCCGCTGCCTGTTGTGTAAGGCTTAGCAAACGCACCAGGAGTTTCCGGTGTGATCAGCTCTTTCGTGATCGACCACTCGCCGACTGTGGTCAGATCTTTGATATCACGCCCAAATACAGTGTCTTTGTCGCTGGACGAGTAGAGCGTGTAGGTGGTTGTACCATCGATGCTGCCAAGCCCCTGCGCGGTGATACCGCTGCGTGAACCATAAAACGCTTGTGACTTGCGACGTTGCGCCCACTTGGCTTCATCGAGAACGCACTTGACCTTAGTGCGACCTTCATCGCCTTCTGGCAAAAGCTGCGCTCTAACCTGCGGCTCGAACACAGGATTGGGTCGCATCCCGAAATCATTGCCGCAAAATGCGTACAGCCCGAAGGTGGTCTGGTTGCTGGGGCGTTGCGCTGAACAGAAGTCAGTGGTTACTGTATTGCCGATCCTGACACCGAAGACACCCGTCGATCCAACGGTGATGTTGTTGGTGTTGCCAACGTCTTCGGCTGGATCGCGACCGTAAACGTGATCGCTTGGCAAGATCCGTGTTGTCAACCCGCTGGCATAACGTGCATACACCGCCATGCGCGAACCAGTCTCGTTTGCGGTACTGCTGCCGAAGTCGTAGCTTGTCAGCGTGTTGCCGCCAGATGCAAAATTCTTTGCATCGATCGCACCCATCGGGCCTTCGCCGACCAAGAAAATAGCTCGCAGCATCTGCGAACCACCCAAGCTATAAATCTGCGACCAAAGCAACTGCGTATTGACACGGACGCCGCCATAAACTACGCCGCCGATCGTTTCCTTATTGGCGTACACCAACGGGATGATCGATCCAAGCGTGGAGATTTCCTGCGTTGAGTTAAAGCCATACCGTGGCGCAAACCGTTGATTGCTGGTGATGGCCTCACCGCCGCGACCAATCTCGCGGATCTCCGATGGGCGTCTTGCAGATTCTTGAGTGGTAAGAGGTTTGGGCTTGAAGAACGAAGCCGCAATCGTGCTGCCGATGCCAATGACAATGCTGACAACAGCTAGCGTGATTGGATCAACACCAGCAATCACCGC